AGCGATGGCCCTGCTGGCCGCACCCTGCCTCGACACCAGCCTTGGCACAGTCTCCGTGGCCATCACCACCGGCATCCTGACGGTGTCTGCGGTGACGGCGTTGGTCGTGGGTGACAAGGTGAGGCTCGGCCCGATGACCGGCGGCGCTCCACTCGTAGAGGGCACCATGTACTTCGTGGCGTCTGTGCCGTCCAGTACCACGCTGACGTTGTCTGAGACCTTTGGCGGTGCGGCGATTGTCACGACGGCGGCCGGTTCGTCAACCTCGATCCAAGTTAATCCGTCGCTGACTGCACTCCAGACGCGCGCGGTGATGGCGATCATGCGCGGTGCGATCATGCGCTGGAACGACGCCGGTTCGGGTGCTCGCTCATCCCAGACAGCTGGCCCGTTCGGTGAGACGATCGACACCACGGTCCCGCGGCGCGGCATGTACTGGCCGTCCGAGATCACCAGCCTGCAAGCCATCTGCTCGGGTGGCGTCAAGAGTGGCGCGTTCTCTGTCGACACAGCCACTTACGGCCTCATCCACGCGTCCACTTGCTCCCTGAACTTCGGCGCAACCTACTGCTCATGCGGGGCCGACATCGCCGGCTACCCGCTCTACAGCTGATATGAGCCTCCCCGGCGAAACCGTCATCGTCCTGACTGGCACCCCTGTGGTTGACGCATACTCGGGCCTGCCAACTGGCACGGACTGGACGACCACGCCACCGACCGAGGTTCCCGTCGACAACGTCCTGTGCGAGCCGCGACCGTCCGCTGAGCCCGTGCAGGACGCGCGCAACGCCGTGACGAGCGGCTACACGCTCTACATGCCAGCCGGGACCGCGATCATCCCGGCGAACCGGGTCCGTGTCCGCGGCCTCGACTACGACGTATTGGGCGAGGCGTCCGATTGGCGTCTCGGGTCATGGCGTCCTGGCCTTGTGGTTCAGACCTCACGTACATCTGGTTAGCCTCGCGCGCCCCGGCGCATCTTCGAGTCGCGCTTGTTGCCGTGGTTGACGATCGAGCGCCATAGCCCGAGCGGCCACACGAACAGCCAGAGTGTGACCCTGCCGAGGAACTTGGTGGGTCCCCACCACCACCCGACCAGCAGCCAGTACCAGATGCCGTGTGCGGTGTGGGCCGGTGCGACGTATGTGCTCATAGAACACACGCTAGCCCCTTCCAGCCAACTTGCGAGGTGAACGATGGCAGCAAAAGTCGTCCTCGACCTGGCCGGCATACGCGAACTCAAGCGTGACCCTGGTGTCGCTTCGTTCATGAAGTCCAAGGGCGAACGGATCCTCGCCGCCGCGCAGACCAGCGCGCCTGTCGACACAGGCGATTACAAGGCTGGTCTCAAGCTTGAGGTCGATATGCACACAGTCTCCGGCGCGGTTGTCCACATCATTGGCACCGATCCGAAGTCGGCCCTGGTGGAGTCCCGCACCGGTAACCTTGCCCGCAGTCTCAACGCCGCTGGGGGTGCATGATGCCCCTGCCCGCGATCGCCCCCCCTGACATCATCCTGTGGGCCACCGGTTACTTCCGCGCCGCTCTCGCTGCCCGCCCAGAGGCTGTCGCGACAACGGCGTTCGTGTCCGATGAGATCCCGAACCCGCGCCGCCCTGCGATGGTGGTCATCGAGTCCGATGGTGGCCCGCGACTGGACTACGTGCGTTCCGCCCAGCGGCTGCGCTTCCAAGTGTGGGGTGCCACGAAGAAGGACGCCACCGACTTGGCGCTGATCCTCTACGCGCTGGTGGCTGCGTGCCCGAACGGAACCCCTGTGTGCGCTGTGTCCGCCCTCGCTGGCCCGTGGCGGGTCGCTGACGAGTCGGACCAACCCAAGATGTTTCTGACGTGCGAGCTGATCGTGCGCGGCGCGGATCTGACCTAAGGAGAACGATGCTCACCACCCTGAAACATCCCAACAGTCCCAACCCCATCGAGGTCGAGCCCGAGCGTGTCGCCCTGTACGCGGCGTCCGGTTGGGTCGTCACCAAGGACAAGCCGCCGGCACCCAAGCCGAAGGCTGGCAAGAAGTAACACCCGTTTCGCCCGCGCGCGCACGCGGTTCAATCCAGCGGCGGCGACGTCGTCAACCCTGAAAGGTGCCCATCATGGCATTGGTATCAAGCAACGTCCGGGTGGGCGTCAGCGGCGAAGTCTCCGTAGGCCCAACCACCGCAAGCGCCCCCGTTTCAGCGTCAGCCGCATTGACCGGGTTCGTCGGTCTCGGCTACATCGATGAGAACGGGCTCAAGCGCAAGCCTGAGCGCAAGTCCAAGGACATCGTCGCGTGGCAGGGTAGTGCGGTCGTCCGCACTGTCAACGATGGCGCCGCGAAGGTCACATACACGTTCGTGCTGATCGAGACGAACAAGGACACGATCGAGTTTCACTTCGGGACCACCGTCACCCAGACCGCCACTGAGGGCACCTACGCGGCCGACCCGGCCAGCACTGGCGGGCGCAAGTCCTTCGTGCTCGACGTGATCGACGGGGCGAACCTGCGCCGCGAGTACGTCGCCGAGGGCGAGCTGACTGAGATCGGTGAGGTCGCTTTCGCCAACGGTGTGCCGATCGCCTACGAGTGCACCGTCGTGGCCTACACGGTCCCGCAGGTCCACGACACGGCCCTCAAGACGCCGTAGCCGGTTCACCGACCCGGACGCTCTGCGCGGACGTTCGGGTCGGTGTCACACCCCTTCCGCGCTAACCATCCGCGCTACCAAAGGAACCCGTCATGCCCGCACCCCGCAAACCTGCCGACCACAAGACCAAGACCGTCCCGAACCCGCGCGTCAAGATCGTCGGCAAGGTCTTCACGTGGACCACCGAGGACGACGCCGAGATCACGATCCCGTTGCGCATCAACATGGGTGTCGTCCGTCTGTTGACTGATGCTCTCGACGCTGACGCCATGTTCGAGGTGGTCGACAAGATCGCACCGGGTCAGGCTGACGTCATCGACGTCACGGACACGAACGACTTCATGGACTGCTTCAAGGCGTGGCAGAACGCCTACAACGACCGCGCCGGGGCGACCTTGGGGGAATCCTCGGGCTCCTCGGCCTGATCGAGGAGCACCGCCCCGCGTTCGAGTACGACTGGCGCACAAGGTTTCACGTCTCGCTCGATCAGCTCGACAGGTCGATGTCGTTCGGTGAGGCGATCCGGCTCACGTCAGTCCTAGCTGCTGATCCGTCGAGTCACGTCGCGGCTGCCCTCGGTGGGTGGACACACCCGGTCACCCGGGCCGACATGACCATGCGGGACCTGTACGACCTGCAGTACCGGTCCAAGGCGGCACGCACGCCGACGCCGTACCCGCGGCCGTGGGACAAGCAACCCGAGCACACCGGTGCGGGCACGTCGCTGACGGTCGCGGAGTACCGCGCGATCAAGGCGAACCTTGCCGGTTTGCGAGCCCAACCACGTGACGCCGCAGGGCGATTCGTCAAACGAACCAAGGAGGGCTGACCAGTGGCCGAAGTTGCCAAGGCGTATGTCAGCCTGATTCCGAGCGCAAAGGGCTTCGGTAAGGGCATCAGCAAGGAGATCGGCGGCGACCTCGACAAGGCTGGCAAGGACGGTGGCACGCGCTTCGGCGCGGGCATGAACTCCCAGGCGCACACCGTCGGTAAGAAGTTCGGTGGGGTCCTCGCTGTCGGCCTCAAGGCTGGCGTGGCTGCTATTGCGGTTGGTGTGGGCGCAGCGCTGGCGGCGGGTTTTGGCCGGCTGACTGCCATTGAGGACGCGTCGGCGAAGTTGACGGGTCTCGGGCATAGCGCCAAAGAGGTCAAGTCGATCATGAATGACGCGTTGAAATCCGTGAAGGGGACCGCGTTTGGGCTGGACGAGGCGGCAAAGGTTGCGGCGACCTCTGTCGCTGCTGGGGTCAAACCCGGCAAGGAGCTGCAGAAGACCCTCGGCCTAGTGGCTGACGCGGCGACCATCGGCGGAACGTCCATGAGCGAGATGGGCTCCGTGTTCAACAAGGTTGCCTCAGCCAACAAGATCCAGGGCGACGTGATCGCCCAGCTGAACGACATGGGCATCCCCATCGTGCAGCTGCTCGGTAAGACGATGGGCAAGACGTCCGGTGAGGTCACCAAGCTCGCCTCTAAGGGCAAGATCGACTTCGCCACGTTCCAGACTGCCATGAGTTCCGGGCTCGGTGGCGCTGCGTTGGATTCAGGCAAGACGACAGAGGGCTCGCTGAAGAACATGGGCGCCGCCTTCAGCCGGTTCGGCGCGAACCTGCTGACCGGCGTGTTCCCTCAGGTCAAGGTGGTCTTTGGCGGAATCACGAAGTTTCTTGACGACATCGGAGGCGCGCTCAGTAAGGGTGGGCTGGGTGCGATGTTCGCTCAGATCGGAACCTCGATCAGTGCGGCGTGGCCGGGGATTCAGGCGCAGTTACTCAAGATGGCGTCCGCGTTCTGGGCGTGGATCGAGCCGTTGATCCCGCCCATGCTGGCGAAACTTGGCCAACTGCTTGTGAGCCTCGGTACGTGGATCGTCACCAAGGCCCTGCCTGCGATCGGCGCACAACTGTCCAAGTGGGGCACTGCGTTCTGGGCTTGGATCCAACCCATGATCCCGCCGTTCCTAGTGAAGATGGGCGACCTTCTCACGCAACTCGGGACATGGTTCACCGGCACGGCGTTACCTGCCATCGCCGCGAAACTTGTCGAGTGGGGTAAGGCGTTCGTGGAGTGGATCCAACCCATGATCCCGCCGATGCTGACCAAGTTGGGCGACCTACTGGTGCAGCTCGGAAACTGGCTGCTGGCCACCGGCCTGCCCTGGCTGGGCACGCACCTCCTTGAGTGGGGTAAGGCGTTCGCCGCATGGATCGGCCCAATGATCCCGCCCGTTCTGCTGGCCCTCGGCGGGCTGCTGCTCAAGCTTGGCGGGTGGATGTTGACTGTCGCCCTGCCCGCCCTCGGCTCGATGCTGCTGTCGTGGGGCAAGGCGTACATCGCCTGGGTCCAGCCTGCCACCATCAACATGCTCAAGGCCCTGATCCCAATGCTGGGCCGGTTGGGCACCTGGATCGTGTCCACAGCCGCGCCTCAGCTCGTGACCAAGCTGATGGAGTGGTCCAAGGCGTTCGCCTCATGGATTGCGCGGGCCATCATCGAAGCGCCTGGGAAACTCCTCGGACTGCTGGGGACGATCATCACCTGGGCGAAGAGTGTCGGTCCGAAGATCCTGTCCACGCTAGGCGACCTGTCCGGTCTACTCCGCAACGCCGGCATGGACATCGTGCGAGGGCTCATCTCCGGTATCGGGTCGATGGCCAGTGCGGTCGGCCATGCTCTGCTCGGCCTGCTCCCCGGGCCATTGCAGAAGTTCGCCAACAAACTCGGCATCAAGTCCCCGTCCAAGGTCTTTGCTGACTTCGGTGCGAACATCGGTCAGGGTTTGGTCGTCGGCATGGACGGGTCACGTGGCGCCGTGGAGGCGTCCATGACGGGCCTCGTGTCGCTGCCCCGCGTCGGCTCGCTGGACTTCGCATCGTCATCGGCGCGGTCGGCTGCCGTGGCTGGCGGTGCCATCGACTACGACCGGCTCGCGTCGGCCATGTCCCGGGTGCAGATCGGCCTCGACGGCAAGAACGTGGCCG